TGCTATCTCCTTTTTGCCGCTTGCCTTGTAACGGTCTATAGATTGATCGATCGCTTCCGCTAAATGATCGACGTTCGCCGCCGTTAGTCCGCTCATGCTGCCACCTGTTGTTGGAGTTGTGCCAACGCCGCGTCGCTAAACAATCGCAGCGTCCGATGCGGGTTGCCGTTCATGTCGTAGTCGGCGAACACAACGCCGTCGACACCGTCCGCGATGTAGGCGGCAATTTCAGCGTCAGTGTCGCCGGGATAGTCGCTTGACTCGTAACGCTCACGGGCTTCGTCGTCGCCAAAATATAGCTCGACGATGTTGAGGTCGCCGAAGCTAAATTCGTACTCACGGACATTGCCGCCGTATGACTTGGCGACTTCCTCGCGACGGGTCAAACAGATTCCCGCATGCGGCTTGTGGTCGTCACTGTTGCTGCCGTGGTAGTAGGTCGCCATCGTCGTCACCTGTTCGCGTTGTGTTGTGTCCGCCCTCTAGTTGTATCGACAATCGCAATCCGTTGCAATAGCCACGTCTGGCATTTTTTTTGGAATTACTCCAGCGGCCAAATCGATACGATAATTCGGTCGCAGTCGCCCCAGTGCTTTTTTGCGTGTAAATCTGCGACCTGTCGGTCGTCGACCCACGCGACCCGATTTAGCCCGTCGCTAATCGCCTTGATTATGTTGTCGGCGTCGCCCTGTCCAGTGTGCCAATATCCTTTTTCGACCGTCTTCGGCCGCTTGTATTGGATGTCGACGAACATGCCAACCGGACCAGTAAAAAGCTCGTGGAACGGATGCTGTGCCCTGAACTCGCACCGAACTAGCAACTCAAAGTTGACTGTTCGGTCGGGCGTTCGCCTTTTGCCGCGGCCGATTGAATACGGTCGCTCCTTCGGCTGCGGTCGGGCGTTGATCGTAAATTTAATCACGGCGACACCTCAAAAAACTTAACATCTGAACCGCTCACACAAAAAAACGCCTGCACAACTTCGCCCGATCGTTTGTTTCGAAACCAGCGTCCCGCCGCGTAGGCTTGCGGCTTAGGCTTCACAACCGGCTCGGCCGCTTGCTCTCTTGCTTTTCTTGTCTCGTACACGCTCGCCATGTTCCTCTTTGGCGGTGCCTTGCGTTTGAGCACTCTGACCGGCAGCCCGCGGGCTAGCTTCCAGTTTGTTATCGTGTCCCAACTGCATCCGACAAGATAACGCAAATCTTCGCGTAGCAAATTGTCGTCGCCACGCTCCGCCCTGATCGCGTCAAGCTTCGCGAATTGCATTTCGTTATGCCTCGCTGCTTTTATGCGGCCAATGTCGGTTGGCAAATTGTGACGCGATATTGCCTCGTTCCTGTGCCGCCTGGATAGCGTCCAGCCCAAGCCAAATTTCTTGCCGATCGCGTCCGCTGACATGGGCCAGTTCTTAACAACGTGCTCGATGATTCGTTCGTCTATCTCGACTCTTTTGGCTCCGCTCTTTAGTTTGGGCGGATCTTCGCCGCGGCTGCTTGCGATAGAGTCGCGAATGCGTGTCGCTGTGCGTTCGTCGCAATCGCAAATACTCGCAATTTGTGATGCGGCTACCGGCCAAACGGCCTCGACTTTCTCGATCCACTGCTGCCAAACTGTTTTTGATCTTGCATTCATTCTTTCACCTCGTGCCTTGTGTCTGCCAAATCTTGCTCTGTCGCTCGCCCGTTGTCGATTAGCTCTTGCCGTAGAATCCTAGTGCCCTCCGGTGCTTTGATTGCCAGCCGTGGTGTTTTTCCTGACCGGCAAACAACGACGGAAATGTCCGGGCCGATTCGCACCGATTCGCCCGACTTGAGCGCGACGACAAGCCGGCCATCTTTTGCGGTTGTCATGTCGGCACCTCTCGCTGCTTTTCTAGTCGTGCGATCTCACGATTGATATACCAAGCGGCTTTTTTCAGGTCTTCAATTTCGCTGCCCTTTTCTCCGGCTCGCCAAATGTACTTAATGGCGTTGCCTCGGCAAAAATTAAAATGCTCGGTAACCTGAATACACTCAACGCCGCTCGAATGCTGCGTGTAATGCGGTGGGTGGTTTACTAAATCGGGCTTGTCGTCGGTCATGTTGGCACCTTTTTGAAAGTTACTGGGATTCGTTCGGCCATCGCTTTGCTCATCACGGGATGATCGGTGATCGATTCGGCCATCGCTGGTCGGGTAATTGGTGCCGTCGCTGGTTCATTTTCGGCGACCGGTTCCGCTTTTGCTGATCTCGTTTTCAAGATCGCTACAAACAACGCCAACGGCAGCGGGTCGCGACCGTGGCCCAGGTTGCATTCTTCGCATTCGGCGATCAGGTTTTCGTCGCTATTGAGCACTTCAAGCGCAACGCCTGCTTTGGTGCCTGCGTCGATGCTGACAACGTGCCCGACATGAAGCCCTGTGCCGGTTGCTGACGCTGGCCTGCCGCAGCATTCGCACCGCAGGTTAGCCCGCAGGACGATCCTAGCCCGTTGCTTTGGCTTGATCTTGCCCCGAACGGTTGCCGATCGCGGACCTTCGCCCAGTTCCAACTTCGAAACAAACTTGACGTGCCGACCGCAAGCGCCGCAAACCGCTTCTCGGTGCGGCCCCTTTTCGACGATCGCGCAATCGCGATCCGTAGAGCAATGTGGGCAAGCAAGTCGAATCATCTGCCACCTCAAAAAAAACCTCCCCGCCGGCCGCTGTAGGAGGCGAGTCGAGAGCCGACAGAACGCCAGCGGGGAGATGTTCGGTTGCGGCCTCCTACAGCCTGCCACGATTGTACTCGCTTTGACAGCCTGTTGACAATCAAAAAACCTCTTCGGCTTCAATCGCTTTATCAAACAACGTCGCCTGATCGATCACGACCGGAACGTCGACGTTCTCGAGATTTTTGACCGCCTGAGCGAAGTAAGCAGTCTTTAGCTCGAAGCCAATTCCGCGACGTCCGTTCGCCACCGCTCCAAAAACCTCGCTACCAACGCCCATGAATGGCGTTAATACCGTTTCTCCGGGATTGCTCCACATCACGACGGCTCTGTCAATTACGTCAAGCTGTAGAGGGTGAACGTGCTTTTCGTCCTCGCCTTCTTTAGCCGATCGGTACGGAAGAACGCGGTCGATCCTTATGTCCATCCAAACCGATGAAGCATACCGCCTCCAAATGTACTGAGAGAATTTGTTTTGCTTCTGATCGCCAACCATTCCGCGATACCGCAAAAGCTCAGCCGATGGTTGATCCTCGCCTGCATAGTCGTGCAACCCAGTTTCGTGAATAACCGGAACGGGATTATCGCCGCGCTTGCGAAACATTAAAAGAAAATCAGCATTCGCGATGCTGTTACGCGTCGAGTCTTCGCAAAGGGTTTTATGGTGTAGGCTTTTCATCATCGTCCGATTGCGAACCATTAGCGGTTCTTTCCATATGACGCGCCGCCCACCGTAGGCAAACCCTCGCTTTTCATGCTCGGCAATAATGCGGCCGGGCAAGTCGAACATCGCGTCACAACCTGAATTACTCAACGGTATATCCATGCAATGAACGGCACTTATCCGTCCCGGCATTGTAATCCGCTCGATTTCGTCCAGCGCGAAACCGTAGTGGGCGAAAAACTCATCGAAGCCTATCGCGTTACTCATGTCGCTTTCGTCGCTGCTGTACTGATACAGTCCAGCAAATGGCGGTGAGTAAACGGTTAGGTGAATCGAGTCTTTCGGCATCGATTGCATGCCCTTGACGCAGTCTCCGTTATAGATCGCGTAGCGGTCGGTAATTACTTGATTTTTTACAGCCATGATGGCACCTCGATTTGGTTGATGTATTCGTTCGGTCGTTCGATCTTCTGTGCGTCTTTCATTTCTTTCACTAAAGCCTCAAACATTGCTGCGGCTCTTTGCTTTTTGCTTCGCATGTTCGCTAGCACTCGCTCTTCGCCCTCGGTTGCAATCACGTCAAGAGTAACCGGCCGCGACTGCCCAAACCGATAACACCGCCTGACGCTCTGGTAGTATTGCTCATAGCTATGAGACGCAAACGTCACCACGTGGTTGCAATGCTGCCAGTTCAGGCCCCACGCACCGATTTTTGGCTTGATCACCAACACCCGCTGCGACCCATCGGCAAAAGATTCGTAAATCCTTTCCTTCTCGTCGTCGGGCGTTTTTCCGGCTACCTGCTTCGCGCCTCTGATCATCGCTTCTAGCGTGTCGCCCTCTTCGTTTAGATGGCACCAAACAACCGCCGGCCGATCGTGATTGACAAGCTCGGCGATAAACTCACAACGCTCCTTCATCGTTCGTCTCCGCTCGTCCTTTTCGCCCTTGAGGCCGATTGCCGGCATGTTAAACAAGAATCCATCGGGCGGCGTATTCGGCTTAATAACGTGATCTCGTTCGACCAGCGGCGGAAGGACAAAGCCATCATCGGAAAAACCTAGATCGCTTGGCATTCGGCAGGCCCTAGCCCATGATGCGACCCATCGCCAAAAATGCTGCACCGCGTGATGCTTGAGCCTCCACTGCCCTATCGTTTGGGCAATTCGGTAAGCAAGCTTCGCGAAGTACTCCGGATTGTCTTTTAGTAATACCTCGGCTTCCTCTTGCTTTTTCGTCTCTGACTTCTGGCCCTTGTCGTCAAGCATCTTAAAAAACCGCTTGAGCATTTCGCTATGCGATAGTTCGCCCAGCGCCTCTGAGGAAGTTCCGAGTTCGACATAGTCGTTTGGCGCTGCCGTAGCGGTGCACAGCAAACGATAACGCATCTTCGACATAAACCGCGTTATTCGCTTTTGAGTCGCCCCGCTTAGCGATTTCAGGATCGACGACTCGTCACAAACGACACCGCAAAAATCTTCGGGGTCGAAAAGGTGTAGCCGTTCGTAGTTGGTGACGACAATTCCGCCGCTGTGCGTCCCGTCTCGAGATCTCTTGGCCTCAATTCCAAATCTCTTGGCCTCTCTCTCGGTCTGCGACGCGACCGCAAGCGGGGCAAGCAAAAGCACTGGCCGCGAAGCATGCCTCACAACCTGATCGGCCCATGCTAGCTGCATCGCCGTTTTGCCCATGCCGCAATCAGCAAAGATTGCAGACCGGCCGCGACGCAAGGCCCATCCGACTAAATGTGACTGGAATCCGTAAAGCCAGTCCGGCAGGTCGCTGGCCTCAAAGCCATCGCCTCCGATGTACTGCCCTTTGGTCCGCAGAAACTCTTCGTAATCCATTAGATGACACCAAAAAGCCACCGGCGGCGCGGCGTAGCGGGCCAGCCTGAATAGGCACGAAGGCACCGCCGGTGGTTGTGTTGTTGGTTGTTAGCCCGCTACGGCTTGTTGCTGGATTGTATCGACGTAACCTAACGTGTCAACATACGAAAAATAATTCACGACAAAAATGTCGCTTTCTATATATTATTATTTATTTATTTTATTTAATTACTTTCTTCTTCTTCTTTCTTAACTCTTTGGGAACCAACGACTTACGAAACGAAAACGCGACTTCTTTTATTTTTCCGACTTGGTTGTCTGCTCGTTTTGAGCTTCCAAGTCGGTCAAATAAGAGCAAGTCGCGAAAATAATAAAATAATTCTAAGTCGTTGTCTCGCAAGCACTTACGAGATAAAAGAAATACGGCACTAATCAACTAAATCAAGCCGAATTGCTGGCCGTCCGCGGCCTTGTTTGGGCTCCTGTGTGATCGTAACTTTGCCAATCTGCTCAAGCTCTGCGACGGCTGCACGAATCTGCGGAACGTCCGTTCGTCGCATTTTCTTGCTGACCTGCGACATTGTAGCAGAACCGCCTAGCGCCTTCAAGATTCCGTAGACTTCGCCCGCCACGCGATCACCGATAGCGTCCTTGACCGTCTCCCGCACAAGGTCGCTCGCAAGATTCGCCGACCAATTGGCAAGTTTGATGCCCCAATTAATGTCCTCGATCTCGAGTTCTGGGAAGTTAAACTCGTTGATCGCCGCCGGCTCGCCGATTCTTGCCATACGGTGAACCATGGCCAGCTTCATAGACCTAGCCGCAACCCGCCCCCAGAGCGCCGACCGAATAGCCCTCTCCGACTCCATTTTGGTATCTATGGCATCCTCGTGGCCTTGCCACCTCTGGCGGGCCTCTAGCGTCGGTTCGAGCCTTAGAATCGAAGGTTTGAGGCTTGCGCTCGATAGGTCGGCCAAGTTGCCAAATCCTGGCGACCACGCCAGCCATCTCGCCAACTTGCCTGCAATTGCGTCCGCTATGTCGGGATCAATTTCCCGGTTCTTTTCCGGCCGCTCCCTAACCCGCCAAAAGGCGATCCGGCCCAGCATCCCATCTAAAACCTGATCCTGACTGATCTCGGAAAAAACGGTGTGCCCGGTCGCCACCCCGACGATTGAAAGATGAGGGGCCTCGATTTCGTGCGACTTGCCAGCCGCGTAGGCTGATCCGTTAAACCGGCTCGATGATTTCCCGTAGAGCACTAACAAAGCGTCCGCAATCGCCCTTGCTTGCGGGTTCTTGCCCTTCGCATCAAGAATCGAAGCAAGCACTTTCCCGAACTCATCCGCAAACCAGATTGCCGAAGGTTGCGCCGCCAGTGCCGCCAAGAGCCCGTTTCCGCTTTGGAACTTTTCGGGCATAAGGTACTGAGCATTCCCGGCCGCTGAAAATAGCTTCGATGCAAACGTCAACGGCCCCTCCTTGCCGCTCGCTGTCGGTGCCAATACAAGGTGATAATCGTTCGGTGACAAGCCCGTCCACGACTGCACCTTCCGCCCGATCGCCGTTTGGACGATCCCAATCGACGTCACCAGCCCAAGCACGGCACACCGCCTGTAACTCGAGCTCCAATAGGCATCAAACACTTCCCGCAATAGCCCATCCGCCGGAACCATGGCTCGGCAAAATTCCTCATCGTCGTCATCATCTTCGGCTTCGATGTTTCGAGACTGCCCAAGAAAATAACTCAAATCGACGCCCAGGCTCGCTTGCTCCGATCCCATGCCGCGATCGTGCAGCGCTGCAGCCGCCGATGTATGATTGCCGCCATGGCAAAGCATCGCGAAAGCGTGAAAAATGCTGATCGATTCGGCTGGCGGAAAATAAGGATCGGCAGTCGAAAAGCAGTAAAGTTGATAGTTTCCTTCCCGGCTCCGCTTCCCGAGGTGGCCGCTAAAGTGATTGCCGCTAGTCTTTCCTGGTCGCGTCCACTCCCAATAATCGCCCTTGTGCGTGAACGTGTAGCCGCGATGCTGCATTTCGCTAATCAGCATCTGCAAACCGGCGTCCGACTGGTTAAACTCGTCGCCGCTTCGCGGTTCCTGCGGTTCGATAAAAACCGGTTGCTTAATTTGTTTTGGCTCTTGTGCAATAATCCTTAAAACACTTGTGGGAAGTTCACTTTTTACAATTCGCTCCATGGCCAGGTTTTCATAGCGTTGGCTACGATCTTTCATCTCGTACAATTGACCTTCGCGTGCGTCGTGCTCGCTTTCGGCCGTAATCACTTGCATCCCCGGTCCGGTCAAAAAATCCAAGCCTGGATATTCTTTGAGTGATTTCCGCACCCTGGCTTCTGGAGGCTTGCGAAAGTAAAGATGACATCCGCCACTTGGCGACTCGACAACCGCTTCGGCCGCTTCGGTCAGTGATCCGCACCCGGTTTCGTGCTCGAGTTTTTCTAATGCCGCCCAGCCGTTTTTTTCAGGGTCGTGGGTGTCAATGTCGATTACCACCCAATCGGCACTAAGAATCCATCCGGCCTTATTAAAACGCTCGCCGTCAACTAGCGACTCAATTTCAGCAAATGACCGATCGATTTTTTGCCATTGCTTAACGTGTGTCGGTGCCTTCGATCCTTTTGGGATCTCAATCAAGCGGCATCCGTTCCGCTTGTAAAAGTCTGCGATTTTCAAAATGGTGGTTCCTCATCCGCGTCGTAATTCTTGACCCAATCTTCCTGACTGACTTTCGGCGGTTTCGAGCAGGTTTGATGCCCGACGATTTCGGGAAACTTGCTGCCCGGCTTTTGCACGATCTTGATCGCGGTCGTGGTCGCAATCGCTCCAAGCTTCGCCAGTTCAACCGCCTGACTCGCTAGCGTTGGGCAGAATGAATTACTTCGAGCGTTCCACCACCTTTCGGCCTTGATCCGCGCGAAGCCTATGTGCTCTACGCAAATCCATTCGTCCGCAATCGGTGCCAGCCCATCGAAATAGCTAACGCGAAGTGTCTTTGGTGCCCACTCATCCGCGCCGCGCTTAGCGTGAACAGCGTAGTAGGTTTCCGTCACTGGCACCCAAACCGCTTTAACTTCCTCCGATAGAATCGGCGAATCTTCCGCTTGCGTTTCGTGTCTTGCCTCTGGCTCTTGTTGCGGCCTTAACGCGCCGCAATCCGGGCAAGCGTCCTGGCCTTTTAAAAGCCACCCGCCGCATTCCGAGTTGCTACACTTCGTCGCATCCTTCGGCAGTTCGCAGCGCTTGCAAACGTCTTCGCCTGTCGCGTTGATTTCTTCGCACCGCTTGCACTCCCAAACTAGCTCAAAGTTTTTCGTTCCGCCCTTTGGAGGATTGATGGCATCAATGCAACCATGGCGCCTGATGTTCCCGCCGAAGTCAAGGATTCGGCAATAATCCTTGCCGTCGTGCAATCGTAAACCCCGCCCGACCATTTGGTAAAACAGCCCAGGAGAAAGCGT